CCTGGAGCAGCTTCTCTACCACCATAGGCGGCTGGAAGAAGTTAATGGCGTTACCGTTGCTCATCATGTCCGAGGTAGTATCCCAAACCTTCCAGGGGATTAGGGTCGTATCTTCCCTGGCGTGTGGGGGAATGCGATCTATATTTCGTTCTACCTGGGGTCCTGAGGCCATAGCGGAATTATTGACTATAGCACGGGCAACAGCATTACATACGCCCTGGCAGTCTGCAATGATCTCAGGGAGACCCTTGCCCCAGAACGATCCATCCTTGTTCTCGAATGAATCCTTGTAGAAAGGTTTGCGACCCATGGGGTCATCGTTTAGCTGGATACCAATGACGTGTCTTCCGATCAGGTATGCTTTTACGTTATAGAAGAACGCTTCGTTCTCTACCTGCAATCCCCAGTCAGCAAGATATGAACCGCGAACTGTTCCCCAAAACTCAAGCATGTCTATCTTGTCTGAGTCATAGGAGATCATGGAGTTCTCTTCGTTGATGTCGGCAACTTCTTGGTCTACGGGTAGCCACTCGAAGAGTTTACCGCCCTCTGCTTCATCGAGGACAGCCATGATCTCTCCTTCATCATAGCCATCAACTCCAATGAGGTCTTGAAGGGCCAGCGGGGTAACCTTAACCCGATCGATCAGGTATCCATCGTTGACATCAACAGATCCCGGAGCTGGGTAGATATATAGAGGATGACGTGATTCCCACGTGGGGTAGACTTCCTCGGTGACCTGCTTGGTTAGCCTTCCGTCCTGACCTGTAACCACCTTCATGATACGGCGCTTCTTGTTGATGGGACCCTTCAGGAATCCGGTATGACCTATACAATTGGGAATCATCTTACGCAGGGCGAAATAGAATCCACCCTCGGTGAGTTTATCATCTACCGATTGCTCGGTTCCTTTGGCCTTGTCTTTGGCAGCGCGGAGGATCTCCTCCTTTACAGCGCTCTCTATGTTGGGCATGGCGATTGCAATCTGCTGTTCCACATAGGCCATGTCCGGTTCTTGCCCAGTCATAGCAATCTGCTGCTGGATGCTCATCATAAGATTCTGCATTACAGACTCAGCTATTTGCTGTTTTACTTCCAGGGGCAGCTCGGGGATCGGGGTGGGTTCTATACCCCAAGAGCGCTGACCTGGCTGGAATAGAATTTCCTGCACCCAGTAGCTGGCGTTCTTCTGCTTGGCATCGGTGATCATCATAAAGACTTCTGATCCACCAATTTTCTTTATTTCAGCAGCTTTATCGGGGTTGTATTGGCCATCTATCTGGCGCATGTTCTCGAGGATGCGTATCTCGGCCCCTTGCTCCTTGAACCGCTTTGCCTTCTCCCAACAGTTCCAGATGTAATCAGAGATCATGGAGTTGCTGAGACCAATCGAAGCAGCTCCGGTGGTAATACCATCCAGAACGGCCTGCTCTCCTTCCATCCTATCTATCTCAGAGTTTGGGATAACTTGCATTTCGTCTCCTATGTCCAGGCTGACATCTGTGGTCTGGCGGCAGTGTATTTACTTGCATAGCGAAGTTGTGCCGGGGTGCGTGTCTTCTCTATGTTAGCAGCACGATCCACGACCATTACCCCATATTGGAGAGCATCGTGGCAATTGCCAACAAGAACTCCATTGGCATAAAAGCAATGAGCATCTTCAACCGTTAAGTCGTATACCAGCCTTTGTTCTGCTAATCTCTCTACCTTGACAACCTTTACTGCACGTTCTTGTTTTGGCATACTTATTACAAATGAGTGTGTTTTTGCATATTGAGCAGGTACGCTGCTCGTTGTCAGCCCCAGAATCTCTGCGTTGTTTTGATTGGCAGGCGGGGGAGCAAAAACCTTTTTTAACATATCCCTTATAAGTTGAATATTCTTTTCCACAGACTCCGCAAACATACTTTTGGATATCCATTTTGTTCCAACCATCAATGGCATGTTCGCTATGCCATCTCTTCCCATCGTCTGAAGAGTGCCAGTGCTTAGCTGCTTCTTGGGCAGCGTTGATATTTTTGAGTACTTGCTCTTGGTTTTCTGAGCAAAACTTTCTCGAGTGATAACTGGTATGAGATGGTCCATACATGAGTTGTAAGTTGCCAATGTCGTTGTTTGATCTATCCCCATCGATGTGGTGCACAAAACATCCTGCTGGTATGGAATTATTGTGGAACTCCCAAACGTAGCGGTGCATATACACCGTTCCATATTCTCGATAATCCGCTTTGTAGTATCCTGGATTTTTTCTGTAAAACATGATACCGTCGAATTCTTTAACAGTATGTTTAGCTGACCTTCCCATTTGCTTTTCTCCTTCGCAATATTTCCAATATCCTCTAGTTCTTCACCATTGCACAAACGATCAGCTCTGACTACGCCCCTCCTTAAAACAAACGGATGGTCTGGAGTACACAATATTTCTCTTCCATTAGAAAGCGATACCGACAATAGTTCGGGGGCAACAGAATTCATTGTGGCAGAAACCTTTTTGCTCCCCAAGGGAGTTTCCACCTGATCACCAACAACAACATCACTTATATTAACCATACCACGAGAAGTGGCTATTTTTGTCTCACCACACAAACAATGACTGAATTCATTTTTCACTGGGATCTCCGAGAACTTCTCATGCATGCCTTGGTACTTCTTTAGCTTGTATTCACCAATGAAGCCCTTACGTAGCATGGAGCAGTTAGGGGACAACTTAAACGCTGGCTTGCCCTCTACATTCTTGGTGAGGAAGTTATCAACAGCATTGTATCTGGCAAGGAATGAGTTGGAGTGGGCTGGTGTAGCCGGGAACCCCATGAGGCGTAGCTCGTCAAAGCAAGAACGCTCATCGGTGTCCTGTCTGCGGATACCAGCAGGGTCGCCAGTTACTATGATCTCGTATCCACGGAGATTGGCGAATATGTATGGTTTGATTACATCGCTGAAGAATCTGCGGATACCCATGTCCTCGGAGGTGAACTCATTGAAGACATTGAACTGACCCTTGGGCATGTACTGGGAGAATACGGCAGCGGGACTGAGGCCAAAATCTAGGCTAATTATTACTGGAACACCCTTCGTAGGTAATATTATCTCTTCTGAGCAATGCATAGAGTCAGCATAATTACTGAATACAGGCTTCCCATCTCTGATATAACCATAGTCGCCATCAACATATACCTTAACAAACTCGGGATCTTTACCCACAGCCATATTGGTGTAGTAGTTATCAGGGAGGTGTTTGCGGTTTTCTGCTTGTGGAGATCTTCCGGATGGCTGCTTGAACAATATGTATTTGGCTTGTAACTCTGGATCTTTTGGTACCTTCTCCTCAAAGAACCTATATAACCAAGAGTCCACGTCAGGAGGGTTGGTGTCTGCTATAACCCCAGCCCAAGTAGCTCCACCATCCATGACACTAGGGTAGCGGTTTACCCGCCCTTCCATATTATCAACGATAATCTTGGGAGTTTCTCTTATTTCATTGAACCACGCACCAGTTAGCTCGAGAGATAGCAAGTTTCTTACATGCTCTGGCTTATCCAAAGCACGGAAGATAATTTCTATCTCAACCTTAGTACCATCATCGAGCACGATCTTGTCTATCTTGTAACTATAATTGGTAACGCTGAATGTTCCGAAATGTTCAGGGGGAAGCCACTGGAAGAAGGTTTCCATGGTAGTGTCAAGAAGTTGACGGTACGTGCTGCGGATAACAGCCCAGCGAGTTCTACGTGTCTTGGTTTGATCCGGGACCTGGTTAACACCAACATCTATAATCTCAGCTACACAACCAGAACTCTTTCCAGAACCGTAACAGCCCATAATCATTCGGAAAAACCGCTTGTCCTCATTAAATGCCCGGATAGTGGGTGCATCATCATAATCATATACTCTAAGAAACTGTTCGGGCATTAACGCTCCTCGGTTATTTCTTAATTATAAATACTGCTTGTCCTATTTGGGTGTTGGAGCCCTTGCCGCCTTCTTGCTTGCCTGGGTTGATATTGAGGATGTCGTTACGCAGGGTGATCAGTGTTTTTAGATCCGCTGCCGTAACTGCTCTGATGTTTGAGGTGAGGATGTTTCCCTGATCGTCTATTGTTACTGCATCCTGGAGGATCTTGTCTATGATCTTAACGGAGAATCGCTTGTTGGCGATATAATCTTCTATTGGCTCGATGGATCTGGAGAGGGATTCCTCTTGCGACCACTCAATTACCCTTTTGGTCCAGTTGTGCTTGGAGGCCCAATTGGATACCGTGGTTGTATTGCGGCCTATCTTGCGGGCAACCCCAGCTAATGATCTTCCGCTCCCCATTGCCAAGTACTCATCGAACGCCTTACGCTGGTCATCACTTTCAGCTACCTGACCAGTCTCCATGATAGCTTTCTTGACCTTGGAGTTCTCCCACCAAGTCTTCTTGCGTTTAGCGGGTACTGCGGGTAGGGTTTCTAGTACCTCTGGAATAAGTGCAATTTCTTCAGCAGCTTCTGATGCAGCTTTCTCATAAATAGCT